ATAATCAAGCGATGGGAAGAGAAAACAGGTAAAAAGGCAGTAAAAACGCAAGTCTAAACTTATGGCATTTGAAAAAGGACACAAGAAGTCCATAGGCAACAAAGGAGGTCGTCGCCCGTCAGCGTATGAGGAGGTACAAAACGCTGTGTGGCATTCGGAAAAGTGGGAGATTGATTCAGACGTTCCTGCTCTTCAAGCGAAACTCAAAACGGGCAAGTATAGCGTTCGTGATGTGTTCCTTGCGAAGGCACTTCAGGGGAACGAGCGTGTTCTGTCCATCTTCGCGAATAAGCTCTTGCCTGACCTTGTGGACCATACGACGAACGGAAAAGATTTACCCACCCCGATCCTTCCAATAGGCTATGTACATTCAAACAACGGCGACAAACAAGATCGCGCAGATGCAAGCGCGGATACGGGCGGTACAGGGGGGGACGTCGTCGAGCAAGACGGTGTCGACGCTCTTATACCTGATAGCGAGAGCGCAAGCGGATAAGGAACCGACGCTCACTTCGGTGGTCTCTGAATCGCTGCCGCACCTGAAGAAAGGGGCGATGCGTGATTTTCTCTTGATCTTGCAGACGCATAAGTACTTCAAAGATGATCGGTGGAACAGAAGCGACTTTCGCTATACGTTCGAGACGGGGAGTGTGATTGAGTTTTTCTCGGCGGATCAACCGTCGAAGGTACGCGGTCCTCGTCGTGATAGGCTATTCATCAACGAGGCAAACAACATTGACTTCGAGAGCTTCGACCAGCTTGAGGTGCGTACAAAAGAGTTCGTGATCATGGACTGGAACCCTGTTGCGGAGTTCTTCTTCAACACGGATATTCTAGGAAAGCGCACGGACGTGGAGCATATAATTCTGACCTATAAGGACAATGAAGCTCTGCCAAGCTCTATTCGGGACTCTATCGAGCAACGCCGTGGCAACGAGCGGTGGTGGCGCGTATACGGGCTAGGATTGCTCGGTGAGTCGGAGGGGAGAATCTTCACGGGATGGAATATTATCGACAGCGTACCGCCTGAAGCTCGCCTTGAACGTCGCGGGCTTGATTTTGGGTATACCAACGACCCTTCCGCCCTCGTCGCGGTGTATAAATACAACGGTGGCTATATCGTGGATGAGGAGCTGTATCTCAAGGGGATGAGCAACAAAGCGCTCGCGGATCGCATCCTCCTCGCCGATAAGCCGAACACCCTCGTCGTAGCGGATTCAAGCGAACCGAAGAGTATAGATGAGATTAGGCTGTACGGGGTGAACATTATCGGCGCGGATAAAAAAGCGGGGAGTATATCGCAGGGGATACAGTTCATTCAAGACCAAAACATCTCCATCACGAAGCGGAGCATCAACGGGATAAAGGAGTATCGCTCGTATTCGTGGATGAAAGACCGCGAAGGCAAGCAACTGAACGTCCCTGAGGGTGGATTCGAACATTTCTTGGACAGTTTCCGCTATGCAATGAGTACGATTTCACCCGTAGAGACGAAAGTTGCAACGGATTATATTCACGAAGAACCCGAAACCCTCTATAATGAGATAGGGATATAACCCTTTTGCTATTTTATGATGAAAAAAATCGGACAAATCTACGCGAAGGTGAAGAAAGCGGTCATGCCGAAGCCAAAGCCAGCGCCAAAAAAGAAGAAATAAGCTATGAAGCAGGATGTTCTCGACAACATTCGCGCTCAAGCCCTGTGTGAGATACAAGTTTCTCGCTTGCACAAGCAGGGGAAGACCACCTCATGGCGCTTGAACGAGGAAATGTACTACGGAGGGCAAAAGCGGACGGTGGAAAGCCGAGCGAATGTTCGTCTGTCGCGTATGCAGGAGTTTACGCATACGCTTCTCTCGAAGATCGACAACCCGCTCGTGTTTAAGTTTATCAAGCGGAAGAATTCGCAGTGGAAGCGTGTGAATCGTTTAAACGCTTTACGAACTATCGACCAAAGCACGAACGATTGGGACATTAAGGACATCGCGGGGAAGAAGCAGGGCATCCTCTACGGACGTGTGGTGTACCTCTACTACGCGGAGGCTATAGATGGGCGCTACGAAGCGCATCTCGAGAACGTGGACGTATACGACTTCCTCATTGACCCTCTTTGTGGGGGTATCGACATTGAGCAAGCTCGCTACCTTGGCGCGTATAACCTTACACTCGACAAGAAGGCGATTGAGCGTGGCGTAAAGGAGGGTATCTATCTCAAGAAAGAGGCGAAGGAGCTTCTTTCAGGGTCGGGCAACATCGACGATAAGACGCAGGAGGAGAACAACAAACAATACCGCGAACGTGATACGAGCGTTACCACGCAGGCAAGCGCGACGTATACGGACGTGTGGAAGTTCTGGCGGTGGTTTACGACGTACGAGGGCGAACGGTACTACCTCGTCATGACGAACAGCGGGTGTATCCTACGGTGTGATAAGCTCGTGGACGTGCTACCGGCAGACGCGGAACATCCAGCCGGTATGTGGCCGTTCTGGTCATGGGCGTGTTTCCCTGACCTTACGGAGTTCTGGACGCCGTCCTACGCCGACTATGTGCGTGAGATCTTCATGGCGCAGGACGTAAGCGTGAACCAGCTCCTCGACAACGCAGAGGCTATCAACAAGCCTCAGAAGGTGGTGAACATCAACGTTATTGAGAACCTACAAGACCTCAAGTACCGAAGAGACGGTATCATCAAGGTCAAAGGCGACGTGGACGCAAACCGCGCGATGCAAATCGTGCAGACGCCAAGCATCCAGACCCCTGTCGCGGTGTTTAACCTCCTCGAAGGCATCCATGAAAAGGTTACGGGGGTGTCGGCGCAGGCAAAAGGCGTGGAAGATGTGGACGGAAAAGTGGGTATCTACGAGGGCAACCAAGCAGCTGCCGCAGACCGCTTTGGCCTCCTCAATAAATCCTACGCCTTCGGATATAAACGCTTCGCTAAGCTCTACGAGCTAGGTGTACGTCACAACCTCGTTCGCAAGATGGCTATCGAAGTCATGGGCGCAAATGGTGTGGAGATGGAAGAGGTGTCGCGCAAGGACATCTTCAAGAAGGGCGATAGCTTCGGGGTGATCGTGGAAGCGTCCAACGCGGAAGTGATGCAGTCCACGCAAGAACGCCGCGCGAAGCTCACGTTCCTCTCCTCGAAGGTGCAGGACCCAACCTTCAACAAGAAGGTGCTCAACGAGATGCAGGCGGAGATTGTGGGCTTTACGCAAGACCAGATTGACCGCCTCATGGACACGTCCGTGTACGGCAACGCTGACCTTCTCGCGGAGGCAGATGCGGACATCGAAGCGCTCTTGCTTGGTGAGAACGTCCAGCCGAATCGTCGAGCAACGAATGCGTACAAACAACGCATCGTGGACTTCCTCAACTCACACGACCGCAACCTTACGCAAAAGGAGTTCATGCTAGTCGCTAGCTACGTAGACGCGCTTGAGCCTGTTATCATGCGAAATGAAGCCCGCGCGCTCCAAGAGGACCAGAACCGCCGGATGCGTAGTGGCGCAGGCATGAAGCCGAAAGAGGTAGAGGAAGCAGTACCAGAGGAAGCGCCGATGATGGAAGAACCTAACCAACAAGAACAAATGCTATGATTACCTACACAAAACATGAAGAAGAAGGAAAGGTTGTTATCACGAAAACAGGGCATTCGCACTCCTTCACGCTTGATGAGGTTCGCGACCACATCGCCAAGCTCGACAAGCTCGAAACTGAGCTGAAAGCGCAGAAGGCACTTGAAGAGGCGAAGATGACGAACGTCGAGAGCAACCACGAAATCGTGAAGACCTTGACGGATGAACAATTCGCCGCTTGTGGCATCTACGCCCGTGCAAAAGAAATCCACATCGCTTGCGTACAGAAGCTCGAACAGGTAGACGAAGCTCGTAAGGAATACGCGGAAGAATTAAAAGCGATCGAAGAACAAACGGGCGAAAAGCTATGACGGAACAAGAGGTTCTCAAAGAACAACTTGGGAAGTACAAAGACCTCGCTATTCTCGCGGAAAGCGAAGGTGGGAAGGTGCTTCTCTCCGCCTTGCGTAAGCAGATTGCGCAAGACGTGGATACGCTCATCACGCTTATCAAAGCGCCTGACGTAGAGATCCGCGCAGGCATTGCGAAGCTCTCGGCGAACTTGTCCGTGTATCGCACACTGACGAACGCGAAACAAAATGCTACAATAACAGAGGAAGACCTCAACGATCTTCTTTCTCGTGTTTGAACAACGCCCACACTCCCTGACTTGTCGGGGAGTGAATGCGATGCTCAACATCGTTTTGCTCCTAGGTCGAGCTATTAACACCTCGTCTGCCCTGACGTAAACGGGTTATGCTATGTCCGAAGCGACAAACATTGCTCCTGAGCAGGAGTCGAAAGAAGCTCAAGAACAAGGAGTGGAAACGATTGGTGATGCGCTGAAAACAGAACCGCCTAAGCAAGAAAGTGTGCCTCTTTCTGTTTTGATCGAGCAGAAGAAGGCAAACAAGGAGCTTACAAAGCAGTTGAACGACCTCAAGAAGAGCATCCAAGAGGGTGCTACGAAGAGCGAGACAACTGAGACGGTATCCGCGCTGATCGAAGAGTACCCAGACCTTGACCCAACCTTTCTCAAAAAGCTCTCCAATTCCATCGCTAGCGAAGTGAAGAAGGAAGCTGAAGCAAAACTCGCCGAAAAACTGAAACCGATTGCTGAACGGGAAGAATCCGCTCGCATTGATAAGGTTTTCGCCGAGAACTACGAGAAAGTATTGGCTGACAATCCTGAATATACGGGTGTAGCAAACCGCGAAGTTATCAAACAGCTCTCGCTTTTGCCACAAAACGCTAACAAAACTTTTTCTCAACTTATCGAGGAGACGTACGGACATGTGGTCGCCTCTGGTACAGCGAAAAAGCCCATGGATAAAGCCTCAGTCGGATCTGGCAGGCAGGAAGAGCTAAAAATCGACCATCGCCGTGTTAACGATCCAGAATACTTCAAAGAAGTCCGCGCTAACCCAGAGCTTTTGAAGCAGTACCGAGAAGGTATTACATCCCGAGTCGCCCGATACCTCTAAGGTATGGCACTTACAGACTTCAAACCCCAATTTGACGAAGCATATCAAGAAATCTTCCAGAAAGTCCTTGTTTCTAAAGAAGTTGCTAACATGCGCTTCAAGAGCAAGCTGTCTTACGGTGAATCGGTAGAACGTGTCGCGTATGACATCTCGGCTATCCGTGTTCGTACGGTCTCTCGTGGTAGCGCAAGCACCATCGACTCCCTCACGGACTCCTCCGAGCTCTTGGAAGTCAACCTTGAGAAGGAAGCAGTGTTCCACGTCTCCGATGGAGAAGTGAAGCAAGCTGGTCCTCTCAACCCTGGCGAAGTGATCGGTGGAAAGATCGCTCACCTTGTCGCGCAAGATCTCGACGCTCGCTTCTTCGCTGAAGTACGCAACGCAGAAAAGGCCTTCGACACGGGAGACTTGACCACCCTCGCTTCCAGTGGTGTCCCATTCGCAGAATCCACAACGAATGTGCCTATCATGGTCGCTCGTATGCCTGCGAAGCTCCGTCGCAACAACCAGACGCTTGT